TTATAAATATTATGCCTATTGAAAATGATAATTCTTTTGTAGAAATTTTTAATAAAACTACTGATGTTGTTAAAAATACTATAAATGATTTAGAAGGATTTATATTTGGGAGTTCTACAGAAACAGATATAAAATCTAAAAATTTAGAAGCAGATATGAAATCTAAAAATTTAGTAGAGTGGGATGTCTATAATAAAGAAGCTATTTATTTTACTAGAAAAGATGATATTGGTAGAGTATCTAAAGAAGAACCTGGTCAAAAGTTTAATAAAGGTCACATAGATGGTATGATTGTAGCTGTTAATGAAGCAGTACAAAAAAAATTAATATCTCCAAAAGGAGCAGAATTATTTATAGCTACTCAATTAAGAGAAGCTAGAAAAGATTTTGGGTTACACCCTCTTCAAACTAATTTTAACTTAACAGAAGGAAAAACTAGAGCTGCTGTTAAAGAATTTTTTCCTAATGTAGATTTTGATAATCTTAAAACTGGAGATAAGGAAAAACCTTTAATTTCTGACTTATATTCAAGGCTTAGATTAATACCTTCTACTAAGCCTGGAGAACCCCATCAACTAAAATATCGTGCAGTAGGAAATAGTAGATATCTTAATGAAGATGAATTTTCTCCTTATACTGATAAAGATATTACTTATAATGATTATATAATAAATGGTAAGATTGCTATGATTAGATACTTAAGTAAGTATGGTAAGAATATGAAAGATGAAGATGTTGTTAAAGCTTGGAATGGAAAGGGAAGTAAAGCTGAAGAGCATACTAGACAGGTATTTTCTAATCTTGAGGCTTTAAAAGATCCAAGTAATAAAGTAATTAATGATTATATCTCAGAAAGAATAAATTATGAGGGCTCTACCTATAAAAAATAAGATAATGCGTTGTAGGCTCTTCTAGATACCTCTATGGGGATTTTATAACCATAACGGGTATTTTTATCTTCTGAGCATACTTAATCCCATATTCTGTACCTTTACTTCGTGTATCCCATATAATTAGTACCTTATCTGCATTATCAATCATCTGTTTATTCCTTAAAAAGAAGTATTTGCTACTAAAAGGAGCCCTATTATCTATTAAATGATAGGGTAGGAACTCAACTAGGTTAATATTGTTAGCCCTAGCATAGCTTTTAGTAATCTGATCAACTCCTTTAGCCCCTCCTGATAGTATAACAGGGGTGCCAACTACATGATCTTTCATAAATTTGTCTAGAATAGGGATAACAAACTCAGCTTTATCTATACTTCTACTCCCTATAATACATATTTTCATGGCAAAGGTTTTTCTTTACACCATTGTAGCCTAATTATTCCTATATCAAGAAGAATATAATGAAAGTCAGAATCTTCTATATACTCAATTCCAAAACTTAACCCTGCAATTAGTTCTATTCCAAGTAACATATAATATCCTTTTCCATTAAATTTCACAATTTCCTGATGTACAGGCAAGTATTTGTTGTCCTATAGTATTGTCTTCAACTTCAAGAAAGTCAGACCAGTCAAGACTAGAAGGAGTTTTAGATACAAAATCATTATAGACTTCTTCTGTACAATCTTCATAGGGAGCTTGTTGATAGCTGTGATTAGAGTGTGGTAAGAAAGATACTCCACTTATCTCATCAAAATGTTTCCATACCCATGCTCCAACTTCAGGCCAATCATTATCTTTAACAGAGATAGTAACTGATGGTTTATGTTCACACCAGTGTCTTTGATAGAGTAGCCAAATTTCAAGCTGTTCAATAGCTGTCTTATCATTTCTAAATATAGCATTTTTAGGAGCTTTAATAGGGAAACTAAAGATAGCTGTTGAGTCTTTATTACTTACATCATCTTCTACTTGTACTCCTTTATCTTTTAGGTATGTGTAGATAGGGTCCTTTTTATCCATACGAATGCGTCTAATATAAAAAGGGTTGTGTCTAGCATGAATGCCACTAGCACTATCCACCAACTGACTGACTGTTCCGGAAGGTTTAACACAAGTGATAGAAGTAGAAGTAGGAATACTAAATTTTTCAGCAAATTCTTCATTAGTTTTTCTTGCGACATCTCGTAACTCCTCTAACATTTTAGGATCAGGATTGTTAGTAACTTTAGCATCCATAATTCCTGTTAAGCTTACGCCAAGTAAGCGTTCTTCTTCTGTATTTTTTTTCCATTCAGAAGATAGAAATTGAAAATTAGTTAAGGTAGACTGTATAGTTCCGAGAATTGTAGCAAGTCTGACCTTACGGATAAGGGTATCTCTGGTATCGTTTGCTCGTACAACCACTTCCGTAAGATTGCAGAACTGTTTATCACGGAGGATAATTTCTGAGCATGGATTGGTTCCGTAGCTGAGAGTCGGATCTCGTCTACCCCATCTTGCTGCTTGATTCTGAGCAGCAACACGATTAAATATTCCTCGTTCACCTGACTTTGACTTAACCAAACTGAGCCATTCTTCCATGAAAGTTTCGCTATCGGGTTTTTCTGTGTAGGCGACAGAGTTATTGGCAAGTCTTCTATGTGAATTATCATTCCACCATGCTCCTGTTTTAGCATCACGCATACGTTTGTCAGTGAGATTAGATAAAGAAATAAGAGCAGATCGTCTTACTCCCCCAACTACTACTACATCACCAATCATACACATAATGTCATGTACTTCTATTGATTTTAATTTACGTCCTTGTGCTTGTTTAAATGTTTCTACTACAAAATCAAATAACTTTTTAAGAGGATCAGGCCCACTAGCCCTACCACCAAAAGTTTTTAGTCTATCTCCAGCAGGTCTTACTTTACTAAAGTCAAAAGTAGGTATATCTCCTTCCCATAAGGAAGAAAGAAGTTTTTTAAATGCTTTAGCCCAACCTAATTTACTATCTTCTACAGATATAATATCATCACAATATATTAACTCATGGGGTATTTCAGGAAGTTTAGCAATCTCTTGACGTTCACAAGAGAATCCCACTCCTGTACCGTTCATTAGTATATATAAAGTTTCACTAAAAGCTCGTTTATTATTAACAGCAATATAACTACAATTATAAGCAGCGATGTTGTCTCGTTCACAGGCCTCTCCAGCAGTCATTAATAGCCTCATTGAAGGCATTATCTCAAGTTTTTGAATCCCTTTTTGTATCTCATTCCAATCATCAGTAGACAATGTAACTTTAAGTTTTAAGTAGGCTACTAATCTTTCTACTGTTTCATCCCATGTTTCTCTTCTATTTAAACTAGGTATATATCTTGCATATCTACTCATTGCAATTACTTCTTGGTATAAACTTGGCAAACTACTCATATGTATCATATTCCTCTAATTCGTTATCTGTGTCATCTAGTAATTTATCTAGGTTCTCTTCTATTTTATCTTGAAATTTGTTTACAAGTTCTTCAGAAGAAATATCTAATAGTTCTAAAAGGGTTGTTTCATCAAATTTCTTTAGATCTTCACATAGTTCTTGAAAAGTACGTTGCATTAAGTGCTTTCACGAGTATATGATGACCGACTATCATAGTTTGGGGGTAAATTGTCATTAGATGAATCAGAATCATAAGCAATAGCATCAGAAATGGGTTTAATAGTTTGTTTTTTATTAAAAATCTTATCCCAATTGTCAGCATATTTTTTTGTTGTTACTTTAGACACTAATCTAGCTCCTGTAATTTCATTTTGATCTACCATTATCTATTTTCCAATTCAAATTCCTTAATTAATTCTATAAAATGTATTGCTTTATCTAAATCTTCTACTCCACCTTTATCTTTCCATCTACATAAGTATTTAATTGCTGTAGCTTCTAAATAAGGTATCTCATTGATATAATTAAAGTAAGCAGGTTGTATCTTAAATTTCTTATAGTGTTGCCCACCTACTTGTATTTCACTTGCTTTCATTTTATTCCTTATTGTAGTTATTATACCAAAAATTTAGCATTTTGTCAACCAAAATGTTTAGAACTTAATTTTAAATTATCACATATATCTTTTGAATAAATAGCAAACTTTTTTTCATGTTGATTATAATCAGTATGACCATTATAAAATAGATGAAGATGAATCATTTCATGTAAAAGAGTATCACATATTTGATAGAAAGTACCACATTCAGTTGATATTTGTATTCTCATTGGGTATGGAATAAACATACCATAGTTATCAGGATCCTCAACAACTTCAAATGTAACCTTTCTTGCTGGTGGCATTCTTAAATCATTAAATGGGGGTAGTCCTTTAAAACAATCATATAATTTTCTTAAATTTTTTTTATGTAATATCATTTTTATTTTCTTTAACATAATTTAAAGGATAGCCATTAAAACTAACATCAACACAACTACTATTCACCATTAACAAAACGACTACTATCATATTTTTTAACATTTGTAACCTTAATAATATTAGCAGTATCTGCTATAAGAGGTGTAATAACTACATTATGTAATTTTAATTTTACTTCTTTACTCCAACTTAATTCAGTTGGTGGTGAAGTCATAAGACCAGACCATACAAGTACATGATTGTAATCAAATTCTTCTACAAGATATGCTAAAGGTTTCATGATATAGCTACAAACTTTGGACTTTTAGCGGCAATATTTTCTGTTCCTCTAAACCAAGCCCCACAATCTTGACATTGATATCTATTATATTTAGTAGATAAGTTAACTCGTATACCACGTTTCTGATAATGTTTACTACCACAATTAGTACAGACAAGACTATTTTCAAATACAGATAGATTAAGGTGATTAGGAATCCAAGGTTTAAAAGCTTCATAGACAGATTCTAATAGAATAACATCTTGTTTATTATATGTTTCCATTATTTTCCAAGCAGCTGTATCTTTATTCATACATTTAATCCATAACTCATGACCTTCATGTTTATGTTTTTTACCAAGTCCTAATGACTGTGCTACATAATCTAATTTATTAGATACAAATCTAAATTTAGATTTAGCTACACGAAGTAAATCAATTTGTTTAACAGGTGATGGTGGAAACATTCCTGCCATAAGAAAGGCCTTATTTAATGTAGGGATATCAAATCTAGCACCATTATAATGTATTACTGCATCAGCTTCATCTAATAACTTATGAATAGATTTAAGCATAGATTTATAAGTACCATTTTTAATAGATTTAAAAACAATATCTTTTTCTCCAAGCCATTTTGCAGCAAAGCATAAAATTTCTGATGACTCAAGCAATTGATTAATAGCAATATTTTGTTGCCATATACCCCAGACATGTGCTGTATTAGGGGATGTTTCTATATCTAATAATAATATTTTACTCATGAGACTTTACCACCTTCTTTTTTAAATAAATCTAGTTCTTGATTTGCATCCATAGAAGCAATATTAATTACCCCATGATGAACTAAATTTTTTATTGCATGATCCATAAGAAATGCTGCTTCTTCAGGGTCAACATGGAAATCAAAATCATAACTTCCATCTTCATTTACTACACAATTTGATATAAGCATTTAGCCAATCCTTTCTAAAATCTAACCAGTCAAACCCATTTTCTGTAGCCCAAGTACCATAGGTTGTTTTACTTCTTTTTGTAATCTTATTATCAGGATTCTGAAACAAAAATATAATTTTAATACTAGGATTAGACTCTCTAAACCATACCATCTTTTGTCTAGTATCTAAATCTAATTTACCTTTAGCTTCAAGATATATATTTCTACGACCTGTTCTAAAATCAGGAATGTAAGTCCGTTCTTTTTCAGGTTGTATATATTTATAACGTTTAGGTTCATATTTAACAGAAGGAAAAGTTTTTTTTAAAATTTCCCAGACTCTTGCTTCTAGTTTACTCTTGAATAAGGGCATAAAATCTATCTTCCCAGTTATCTTCTAAACTTCTTAAAATCCATAACACTCTGGCATTCATAATAAATTCTGAATCATTATTATAGGCTGCTCTTACAGCATTAAATAACTCTTGCTCATTACTACAACCATTTAAAATCTTTTCAGCTCCCTTACTCCCAATTCCAGGGATACCTTTAATATTATCTGATGTATCACCTTTAATACATTGCAAATAAAACAACTTCAAACCCTCAAACTCCGTTTGGTCTATAAAGATATCAGGACGATTCCACCCTTTACCGTTAATTTCCCACGAAAAGTGATGACCTGGAACCTGCAACAAATCTTTATCTAAGGTACAAATTATGGTATCATCTGTTTGATGTATGGCTAAAGCATCGTCAGCTTCTAATGTATCAGGAGCAAACTCTGCATTTAGTTTTTCAATACTATAATTTTGTAAATCTTTTAAATGACGGGGTCTAGGTTGAGTTCTATTAGCTTTGTATTCAGGATAGATTAACTTTCTAAAATTATTAGGACCAGTTAGAAAAGCTTTATAACTAGTAGCATTTGTTTTAGTAAGTATGTTATCTAATAGATCATCAATACGATATATAGCTATGCCAAGGTCGTCATTCTCGGCACTAGCTGCACATCTATAACATAAAAGATCTTGATCAATTAATGCTAACATTAGTTAGGAACATCCTCATCAGTATTATTTTCTTGACCAAAAACATATTCTTCAAACTGTTTAGCAATAGCTATAACATTTTCAACAGTTGAAGGTTCTGTGGAAGTTGCTGCTACTAATTCTACTGCACTAGATATAGAAGACTGACGGACAATAAGAATTTGTCTTGCTGCTCTTTCTTCTTTAGTTTCATATGTACTTCCAGTTACTCTAGTTGGTGCTGTAGATCCAGTTGTTGTAGCCACAGGTGCGTCTCCTTGTCCAAAGCCTATCCAATCCCAATATCCAGTTTTTTCATTTTTAATAGCTCTAATATCTACAACTGCTCCTTTTTCCCAAGTCTTTGCTACTTTAAATACTTCAGGATTACTAAAGGATACTAACTTTTTAGATTGAGTTTGACCTTGATCATTTTTATAAGCAACTTCTAGTTGTTCAAAAGTCTTACCAGTCTTTGATGCTAATGTATTTTGTGATACATCAATTATTGTAATTTGCATTTACTATCTCCATATTTCCCCATGTGGGGCCAATTTGACACTCAACTCGCATTGGTAAGTTGAATGTTTTACCAAATAATTTATTAAAATTACTTGGAATGTCATTAAAACACTTGTCTACTAAATTTACTAGTATAGTATTATCCCATACTTTTGGATTAAAGTCAAGTATTATTGAATCATGCACAGTATTTACAAGTAGTACTCCTTCCTTATTTAAAAGTCTATTCCTTAAAGATACTCTAGCAAGTGCCATAAGATCCGCTCCTAGTCCCTGTACAGGATAATTTAATATCTTTGTACGGGGCCATTCAGCTCTTCCATTTCTAATTTCAGGTTCAAAATTATAGACTCGTCCTGTAGGCATAGATAATTTTCTATTACGTTTAGCGTCTATTAAAATTTTATCGTGCCACTTTCTGAGCCCAGAATATTTCTTATAGAATTCATCAATAACTCCTTGCCAGAAGGATTCGTTTCCGATTGCTTTAAAATCTGGATCGTTTGCATAACTATATGCAGATCCTCCATAGATAAGCCGGAATACGAACGTCTTAGCAATAAGTCTAGATGGAAGACCAAATCTCTCTTGGTTATCTGTGTGTTGATCGACATTATTTAAAATCTCATTTAGGGCTACTTGATCTTGACTTAGATAGGTAGCCCCCACCCATTCTAGTTGTTTTGCATCAGCTTGTAGTAACATTAAGTAAGTTATTTACCTCTTCTATTGTTTCTTTTACTTGCCAAAAATCTTTAGTTGTACTGTAAATTGTTGTTCTAATTTCAGTATCACTATCAAGTAATTGCTCATGATATTCAACTACATTATCAAAATTAATAACTAAAGCTTTATCTTTAAAATCACTTGCTGCATTTGTTAACTTTAAGAACATGCTTGTCTCCTAAATTCTTCTTCTTCTAAAAGTTCTTTTTCATTCTCTTCAAGAAAATCTAGATGTGAACAAAGATTTGATTTCTCCGTCAAAATTTTGCAAGTTAGGTTTGCTTGATGACAGTCGTCCCGTTCGTGTAACGCATTGATTGAGTTGCCCATGTATAACTCCTTTTTTCCAGTTAAGTTCATTGATTAAATTTACTACGCCTCTATAATAAGTCGACAATCTTTTCTCTAATGTAGTTCTTTTTAACAATAATTCTATAATACTTTTTGCTTTATTAGAACTACGTAAAGATTTTAAAGTCTTCTCATCTGTTGAATAAAACCCTTCTTTAATTAATTCTGATCCTTTTATAGGAACAACTAATCTATTGAAGGTTATTTTATATTCTTCCCATTTCTCTTTCTGTTCACCCATTCTAGTGCCAGTTTTAAAAGTCCCACAAGAAACTCTACGACGAAGGCTAATATCCCCACCATAAAGCAAAGCACTAATATGATCATTGCTATTAGGGTTAAACTCTCTAAGTTGATGAAGTTTATACAACTCTTCATCCAATGTTTTAATTTGTTCTTCAAAGCTATCTCCTAGTGTAATACTTAAATCTTCATTAAATAAAAGACCATTATATTCCATTTCTTGTAAGCATAATAGATCTTGATTGTGTAAACTAATTAGTCTAGCTAAGTGTGGATTATTTTTAATGTCTTCTAGTTGTTTAAAATAAACTAATTCAGTTAGTTTAATATCTTGTTGTAGATATTCACGAAGAATCTCCTCAGGAATGTCTGGCGTATCTATTCCATTTTTCCAGTATTCATTTGCAACTACATCTAATTTTGTTTCTAAATTATAATGTGCACATACACCATTTAAACTAGGATATGGAAACTGTTGGCCAGTTAATATAAAATGTACTAGTTGACAATCCCATAATCTTTTGTTGGTAAAGGTTATATTATACCTCTTTAGCCAATGTAAGTCAAATTTAATATTGAATCCAATTAATAAATCAACATCATTTATTTTATCTTGTATAAGATCTAATTTATTTTTATAAGGATCTAAATCATACTCAATATTATACAAGCCATGCCCTTGTAATCCAACATAACAAAGTTTATTTGTTTGATCAAATGGATTTCCTTTATTAGATGTTGTTGTTTCACAATCTAATACTAAATAATTTTGCATTATATCTCTTCGTAACGTGCTATATCTGGTTTAATTAATACTTTAAAAGCTCCGTGTCTTAAGTCAGGTAACGTATCTTCATCTCCTAATAGTTTATTTTTACTAATGTTTAAGTATCTATAACGACTAGTATTATCTTGTTCTTTACCAATGCCAATAATCCAATCAGCTTCTCCTTGTTTAGCTGTTTTACTACTATCAACCATATCCATAGTTAACCATAGTTTACCCTCTGCTTCTCCATTTGCTTGGCATACTGCTATAACAGGGGCATATGTTTTAGCCATTTCTCTAGCCCATTGATAGATTGCTTTTAGTTCTAAATCATTTCTATCTGCTTTAAACCCTTTAATTTTATCTATCTGGTCAAAGATAATTAAGGCAGGATTAGTATTTTTTAATATTGTTTCTATCCTTGAAGCCCGTGATGAATCTTCTAACTCTAATAACAATTTAAATCTACCTTCTGTTTTTTCATAAAACAGTTTATCATACTTTGGTCTATCTGCAAATAATTCTTTTGCAGTAATGCCTAACACAGCTTGATAACAACGTATTGCTACTTTGTTACCTTGTTCTTCATTATTAAACCAAAGAATATCCCCTTTAGTTTGTTCAATCATATGGGATATTTCACTAGCTAAAAAGGTAGTCTTACCAGTTTCAGGTCTAGCAAATAAGAATCCAAAATCTCCCTTTCGTAATGATCCTAAACTTTTATTTAAAGAATCAAGTCTCCATCTAAGCCCTTGTGTTTCTACTTGAGAATGATATAGCTTATCTAAATTAAATTCAATAAATTTAATATCTTCTACTTTAACTTCTTGATGTTCAAACTCTGTAAACTTATCTAACAGCTCTTTTATATTTGCTTTACCATCTTCAACATCTAAAGCAAGACGAGCTACATCACCAGCTAAACATCTTCTGCGATGCTCTTCAAGCAACGCAATTACAGCTTCTGGGTTAGACACTTCAAAAGAAAGAATCCTATTAAGAAGCTCAGAGAATTCTTTTCTTTCAGAATCTTTTAATAAATAATTACTATTGTAAGCTAATTCTAAATCTTCTTTAGTTATATTATTATTATTATATATATTATAATATGATTCTATAGTTATAAATACTCTATAAATATTACTATAATTTATTTTAATATAATTTATGTTAACATATTTATAGTATTTTGTAAAGACATTTCTATCAGTACAAAATAATTTAATTATTTGCTCTTCAACCACTCGATTAATTCTCCTTTGTTATATTCTTTTGGATCTTGCGGTGAGATTACTACATGCGTACTAACTCCTTTTTGTTTTAAATTACTAGCAATTTTAATAGCTTCTTTTGCTTTATCTCTATCTAACCAAATTGTAATTGATTTAAATTTTTCAGATAATGCTTGACTTGTTTCTAAATTCATGCTACTTCCTAGTAGTGGTGTTGCACAATAGTTTGGCGATAGTCTAGCTAATTTAATAGCTGATATAACATCTTCTACACATACTATTGTATCACCATTACCATAGATTGTCAATGGTTTATTACCTTTAGATAAGTATTTAAGTCCTTGATTTCCAAAACATCTTCCTTGCCAATAATTTTGCGTTTGTAACAAAATTAATACATGATTATTTGCGTCCCACGCAATATTATTTTTCTCAATTTCTTCATTGGTTATTTCGTATTTTAATAGCCATTGTCTTGGAACAATAGGAATATCTTTTGTTGTGTGTAAAATATGCTCATCAGATGGCATCGCCTGCTGGCTCTGCAATCTGCTTCGCAAAGATCTTATATCATTTTTAATTTTATAATACTTGCATCCAAAGCACCACATATGATCATCATAGTCTGCTAAATTATCTTTACTCCCACATTTGGGACAAGACTTGTGCCCTAAAAATTTACTCATGGTAATCCTTAGATAATGTTAAGTGTTACACGCATGACTGTTTTCATTTGTTATGTTATAATAATTGTATAGAGTGAAAATTCTATATTAACTTTTATAAAGGAAAAAATTATGTGGACTAAACCAGCAGCTACAGAAATGCGTTTTGGCTTTGAAGTAACTATGTACGTAATGAACAAGTAATATAATATGCCCTTTAGATTGCATCGCTGCCACTGGCAGCTCTGACAATCTAAACGGCTATTCTAAT